GAATACGAACCCGCCACCGGGCGCTGGTATGTCAGGGGCATCAAATCCATGGTCATTGAGGCTGCCGACAACATCACCCTGAAAACCAGTGAGTTTGTGCTGGAGGCTGACCGCACGCGTATTAACAGCGAAGTAGTGATCAATGGTGGCGTTACCCAGGGCGGCGGTGCAATGAGTTCTAACGGAATTGTGGTTGATGCACATCAGCATACTGGCGTCCTGAAAGGCGGCGATACAACCGGAGGCCCGGTATGACGCTTTATAGCGGGATGAACAATACCAGCGGCAAAGTCATTACTGATATTGACCATCTGCGCCAGTCGGTGCGGGACATTCTGCTGACGCCGCAGGGTAGCCGCATTGCCCGTCGGGAATATGGTTCCCTGCTGTCGGCACTGATAGACCAGCCACAAAATCCGGCGTTACGCCTGCAGGTCATGTCGGCAGTGTATGTGGCGCTGAGTCGCTGGGAGCCACGGCTGATGCTGGATTCCATCACCATCAACAGCAACTTTGACGGTTCTATGGTGGTGGAGCTGACCGGGCGGCGGAATAACGGTGTGCCTGTGTCCCTTTCCGTATCAACAGGAGCAGAGAATGGCAGTGATTGACCTTTCGCAGTTGCCTGCACCGCAGATTGTGGATGTGCCGGACTTTGAGACGCTGCTTGCCGAACGCAAGGCTGAATTTGTGGCGCTTCATCCTAAAGATGAACAGGAAGCCGTGATCCGTACGCTGGAATTGGAATCTGAACCCGTCACCAAATTGTTGCAGGAGAACGCTTACCGTGAGTTGCTTCTGCGCCAGCGCATTAACGAAGCCGCGCAGGCAGTGATGGTGGCTTACGCGATGGGCGGCGATCTTGACCAGCTCGCTGCCAACTACAACGTGAAACGCCTGACGGTGACGCCTGCTGATAATGATGCTGTGCCGCCCGTTGCGGCTGTGATGGAAAGTGATGAAGCGTTACGCCTGCGTGTGCCTGCAGCCTTTGAAGGGCTTTCAGTTGCGGGGCCAACTGCAGCTTATGAATTTCATGCCCGAAGCGCCGACGGTCGGGTGGCGGATGCCAGTGCAACCAGCCCGGCACCTGCAGAGGTGGTGCTGACTGTCCTTAGCCGCGAAGGCGATGGAACTGCAGAAAAAGACCTGCTGGACGTGGTGGAAAAAGCTCTGAACAGTGAGAACGTCCGCCCGGTGGCTGACCGTCTTACGGTTCGCAGCGCAGAAATCATCCCGTATCGCGTGGAAGCCACCATTTTTCTCTATCCGGGACCGGAAGCAGAGCCGGTAATGGTAGCGGCAAAAGCCAGTCTGCAGAAGTACATTGCCAGCCAGACGAGGCTTGGTCGGGATATTCGCCGTAGCGCCATCTTTGCTGCTCTGCATGTTGAGGGTGTTCAACGTGTGGAACTGGCTTCTCCGCTGGCGGATGTGGTCCTGAACAAAACACAGGCGGCATCATGTACGCAGTGGAGCGTAACCAACGGAGGAACGGATGAATAGTCTGCTGCCACCGGGTTCAACTTCACTGGAGCGCCGACTGGCGCAAACCTGTAGCGGGATTTCTGATCTGCAGGTGCCGCTGCGTGACTTGTGGAATCCGGCTACCTGTCCGGTCAGCTTCCTGCCTTATCTCGCTTGGGCGTTCTCTGTGGATCGCTGGGACGAGGGCTGGACAGAAAGCGTCAAACGCCAGGTAGTGAAGGATGCTTTTTATATTCATCAGCATAAAGGAACCACCAGTGCCGTGCGGCGGGTGGTGGAACCGTTCGGATTCCTGATCCGCATTATTGAGTGGTGGCAGACCGGGGAAACACCGGGCACGTTTCGCCTGGATATCGGCGTGCAGGACCAGGGCATCACTGAAGATACCTATCTGGAACTTGAGCGGCTGATAAGCGATGCCAAACCATGTAGCCGTCACATGATCGGCATGTCCATCAATCTGCAGACCAGCGGTCCGCATTGGGTGGGGGCCGCCAGCTATCTTGGCGAAGAAATCACGATCTATCCGTATATCAACGAAACAATTATTTCCGGCGGCACCGCGCATGAAGGCGGGGCGGTCCATGTTATTGACACAATGAGAGTGAATCCATGAGCACAAAATTTTATACCCTGCTGACGGATATTGGCGCGGCGAAACTTGCCAGCGCCGCCGCGCTCGGTGTGCCTTTAAAAATTACCCATATGGCGGTCGGCGATGGCGGCGGAACATTGCCAACGCCGGACGCAAAGCAGACAGCATTGGTAAATGAGAAACGCCGGGCTGCGCTGAATATGCTCTATATCGACCCGCAGAACAGCAGCCAGATTATTGCTGAACAGGTGATCCCTGAAAACGAGGGCGGTTGGTGGATACGTGAAGTGGGCCTGTTTGATGAATCCGGGGCATTGATTGCCGTGGGCAACTGCCCGGAAAGCTATAAGCCGCAACTGGCTGAAGGCAGCGGGCGCACCCAGACCGTGCGCATGGTGCTGATTACCAGCAGTACGGACAATATCACCCTGAAAATCGACCCTGCTGTAGTGCTGGCAACCCGCAAGTATGTGGATGACAAGGCACTGGAGCTGAAGGTGTACGTGGATGACCTGATGGCAAAACATCTTGCCGCACCGGACCCGCATTCACAGTATGCACCCAAAGAAAGTCCGGCGTTTACCGGGACACCAAAAGCGCCAACGCCAGCGGCGGGGAATAATACTACGCAGCTTGCGACCACCGCGTTTGTTCAGGCGGCACTGACAGCCCTTATTAATGGTGCGCCAGCCACACTGGACACACTGAAAGAAATAGCCGCAGCCATTAACAATGATCCGAAATTCAGTACCACCATTAACAATGCGCTGGCACAAAAAGCGCCGCTGTCGAGTCCTGCACTCACCGGAACGCCAACAGCACCTACTGCGGCACAGTCGGTCAACAATACACAGATTGCCACTACAGCTTTTGTGAAATCGGCGATTGCAGCAATGGTGGGGTCTGCACCTGCGGCACTGGATACATTGAACGAACTGGCAGCGGCGCTGGGGAATGACCCGAACTTTGCCACGACAATGCTTAATGCGCTGGCAGGTAAACAACCGCTGGACAATACGCTGACTAATTTGAGTGGAAAGGATGTAGCTGGTCTTCTCGCATACCTTGGTTTGGGAGAAGCGGCAAAACGGAATGTAGGTAACGGGCAAAACCAAATTCCGGATATGGCGGCGTTTGCCAGTTCACTTTCATCAACGGGTTTTCAAAAACTCCCTTCAGGTCTGATTATTCAGTGGGGTATTGTCAGTGGAGCATCAAACTATACGGTGACTTACCCGGTAACATTCCCAAATCGTTCACTTGCGCTGTTGGCTGTGCCACATACAACGTCGGTGGCTGGTATATCTGCAATGGGCATAGCGAACTGTTCTGATATCAGCAAATCACAGTTCTATATAATTGTTGGCGGTATATCTCAGGGAGAAATTGTCAAATATGAAAGGTCCTGTTTTTGGGTAGCAATCGGTGTATAGGTATATCTATGATTTATTTCTCAAAATCGACTAATGGTTTTTTCTTTGATGGTATAAACAGCGACATGCCTGCTGACATTGTTGAGATAAGTACAGACTTATACAATGAATTAATTGCCGGACAGCAGGAAGGGGGGAAATTAATCACGTCAGATGAAAATGGTTTACCGGTACTGAAATCTCCGGCGATTGATTATGTCGCACGTGCTGAAAATCAGCGAATGCAGTTACTTGCTCATGCCGATAATGTCACAGCTGACTGGCGGGTGGAATTAATGCTTGGTGATATCAGCAGTACAGATAAAGAAAAACTATCTGCCTGGATGGACTACAAAAAAGAAGTAAAAGCCGTCGACACTTCGACGGCTCCTGAGATTAGCTGGCCTGAGTTACCGGAGGTGTAGGCCATTCAATATCTGGCGCACCGGAAGTATCGACCAGTTCCAGTGCGTCCAGGTAATCCAGCCACAAATTATATTGTGCCAGTTCCTCACCTTTCAGCCGGCCAATAGCCGCTTTACCAGGCCATTGTTTACTGTTCATATAATCGTTGGCCTGTTCAATAAGTATATTTTTTATTCCCTCCGCTTCAGCTATTTCCTGTTCCTGTGTCTTCGCTGGATATTCAGTAAGTACAGGGTAGTTATCCGGGCTATTGATAATAATTTCCCCCGTACTCTGACCATTCATAAGTTCATAATAAAGAGCATCTTCAATATCGAAAGCATCATCGGGAATATCGCTGTTGTTTTCAGAGAAAAATCCCTGAACAGATGGGGACCATTTCATTTTCATAATTTCCCAATTCCTAAAATATGGACATCATCAGCCTTACGGGCATTCCAGGTGACAATTACATCGGTAGAGTGACGATTAACTGAGATTGCGTATGCTTCGTTAGTCGAGCCAGAAACTTTTGTGGCAAACACAGCAAACAGGACACCAAATGACTGGGGCCATTTATAGCCTGACAGCTGATAATTACCATTATTCAGTGTTACAGCTTTGGCTGCTGCACTTGATGGAATCGTCAGCCACTGGAGTATCAACCCTCCTGGCAAAAGTTGTTTTCCGTAATAATCCCTCACCCCACTAAATGAAACCATGTCCGGTATCTGATTTTCCCCTGTGCCCACATTCCGTTTTGCCGCTTCTCCCAAACCAACGTTTAAGAAAATGCAGAGGTAACAGCTAACTGGCATCATCTCCGGTTTTTATTCAGGGGGATGATCATGCTTATTGGCTATGTACGCGTGTCAACAAATGACCAGAACACCGATTTGCAACGTAATGCACTGAACTGCGCGGGATGTGAGCGGATTTTTGAGGACAAAATCAGTGGCACTAAGTCCGACAGACCGGGGCTGAAAAAACTACTCAGGACACTATCGGCAGGAGACACGCTGGTTGTCTGGAAGCTGGACAGGTTGGGGCGCAGTATGCGGCATCTTGTTACGTTGATAGAAGAGTTGCGCCAGCGAGGTGTGAATTTCCGAAGCCTGACTGACAGTATTGATACCAGTACCCCAATGGGCCGTTTCTTTTTTCATGTCATGGGTGCCCTGGCTGAAATGGAACGCGAACTGATAGTTGAACGTACCAGGGCAGGGCTGGCTGCAGCTCGTGCTAAAGGCAGAGTAGGTGGACGTCGTCCTAAGTTGACCACCGAACAGTGGGCACAGATTGGACGTTTACTCGAGGCCGGAGAATCAAGACAGCGTATTGCACTGATTTTTGATGTGGGTGTTTCCACAATTTATAGAAAATTTCCGGCAAATAAGAGCAATGAATCCCCCTGAATCAGCATTATTTTGATTATCCCTGCAAGTAGACAAATACCGTCATTTTGTGTGAATAACGACACAACTGTGCTTAGCTGTTTGTCAGGCACAATCACTTCAACATAGGGCGAAGCCTAATCCAATCAGGAGGTTCGCCACTATGGCTCAGGATTACCACCACGGGGTGCGCGTTGTTGAAGTCAACGAAGGCACCCGATCTATTACCACGGTGAGCACCGCCATCGTGGGTATGGTCTGCACGGGCGATGATGCCGATGCAAAAATGTTTCCTCTTAATAAACCCGTGCTGATCACTGATGTGCTGACTGCCAGCGGTAAAGCGGGTGAGTCAGGTACTCTGGCCCGTTCGCTGGATGCCATCGCTGACCAGGCAAAACCCGTGACCATTGTTGTGCGTGTGCCGCAGGGTGAAACGGAAGACGAAACCACGACCAATATCATCGGCGCAGTGACTGCTGAAGGTAAAAAAACAGGTATGAAAGCCCTGTTATCTACCCAGTCACAGCTCGGCGTTAAACCGCGCATTCTCGGCGTGCCAGGCCACGACACCAAGGCGGTAGCTACTGAGTTGCTGAGCGTGGCGCAAAGCCTGCGTGGATTTGCTTACCTGTCAGCGTATGGCTGCAAGACAGTGCAGGAGGCGATCACTTACCGCGAAAACTTCAGCCAGCGCGAAGGGATGCTGATCTGGCCTGACTTTACTGGCTGGGACACGGTGCTGAATGCCGAAGCAACGGCATATGCCACCGCCCGTGCGCTTGGTCTGCGCGCCAAAATTGACGAGCAGACCGGATGGCACAAAAGCCTGTCCAACGTGGGCGTGAACGGTGTCACCGGAATTTCTGCAGATGTGTTCTGGGATCTGCAGGACCCGGCAACCGATGCAGGTCTGCTGAACCAGAACGACGTCACCACGCTTGTGCGTAAAGACGGTTTCCGCTTCTGGGGTTCCCGCTGCCTGAGTGATGACCCGCTCTTTGCCTTCGAAAACTACACCCGCACGGCGCAGGTGCTGATGGACACGATGGCAGAAGCACACATGTGGGCGGTGGATAAACCGCTTAACCCGTCGCTGGCCCGCGACATTATCGAAGGTATCCGCGCCAAAATGCGCAGCCTGGTCAGTCAGGGCTATCTCATTGGTGGTGATTGCTGGCTGGATGAGTCGGTGAACGACAAAGACACGCTGAAAGCCGGAAAACTCACCATCGACTACGACTACACGCCAGTGCCGCCACTTGAAAACCTGATGCTGCGTCAGCGCATCACCGATCAGTACCTGGTGAATTTCGCCAGCCAGGTCAGCGCGTAAGGGGACAACATGGCTTTACCACGCAAATTAAAACACCTGAACCTGTTTAACGACGGGAACAACTGGCAGGGGATCGTTGAGTCGCTGACGCTGCCGAAATTTACCCGCAAATATGAGAAGTATCGCGGCGGCGGAATGCCGGGTGCGGTGGATGTGGATCTGGGGCTTGATGACAGTGCGCTGGACACAGAATTTTCCATTGGTGGTACTGAATTGCTGCTGTTTAAACAGATGGGTAAAGCCACGGTGGATGGCATCCAGCTGCGCTTTACCGGCTCTATTCAGCGTGACGATACCGGGGAAGTGCAGGCCGTGGAGCTTGTCGTGCGTGGACGTCACAAAGAAGTGGATTCCGGCGAGTGGAAGACGGGCGAAAGCAACACCACCAAAGTGACCAGTACCAACAGCTACGCGAAGCTGACCATCAATGGTGAGGTGCTCTATGAAGTGGACCTTATCAACATGGTGGAAATTGTGGACGGTGTGGACCTGATGGAAGCGCACCGCAACGCCCTCGGCCTCTGATATATCTGAACGGCGCGGGATACCGCGCCAGAACCCAATTGACAGGACAGCAAAATGAGCGATAAGCAGACTGAAAAGACCATTCAACTGGATACCCCCATCAAGCGCGGTAAAACAGAAATCACCGAAATTGTGCTGCGTAAACCGCAGTCCGGTGCGCTGCGCGGTACACGCCTGCAGGCCATTATGGATATGGATGTAAACGCGATGATGACCGTGATCCCCCGCATCTCCAGTCCGGCACTGACTGCACAGGAAATTGCAGAGATGGACCCGGCAGATCTCACTGCCATGTCGGTTGAGGTTGTCACTTTTTTGTTGAAGAAGTCGGTGCTTGCCGGTTTACCGACAGCCTGACGGTTGACGATCTGGTGGCAGATATCGCCACCATTTTTCACTGGCCGCCATCCGTTACTGACGTTATGCCGCTGACCGAAGTGCTGGAATGGCGGTATAAAGCGATTCAGAGAAGCGGGGCCAACGATGAGTGATAACAACCTGCGTCTGCAGGTCATTCTTAATGCGGTTGACAAGCTCACCCGCCCATTTCGATCTGCGCAGGCCAGTTCAAGAGAACTGGCTGCTGCTGTCAAAAAATCCCGCGATGCAATAAAGCAGCTTGATCAGGCCGGGAGCAGTCTGGACAGCTTCCGAAAGCTGCAGGCAGAAAATCAGAAATTAGGCGACAGGCTGAACTATGCCCGCCAGCGTGCAAATTTGCTCAGTCAGGAACTGGGAGCGATGGGGCCGCCTTCGCAACGTCAGGTTGTTGCTCTGGGCCGTCAACGGCTGGCTGTTCAGCGCCTGGAAGAACGCCAGAAAAAGCTGCAGCAGCAGACGGCGCTTGTGCGTGCTGAACTGTACCGGGCGGGAATTTCTGCGAAAGACGATGCGGGAGCAACTGCCCGTTTAGCCCGTGAAACATCACGTTATAACCAGGAACTTTCGAAACAGGAGGCGCGGCTGAAGCGACTGGGGGAAGCTCAGCGCAGGATGAATGCAGCGCGTGCCAGTTATGCCCGTTCGCTGGAGGGGCGTGATCGTATTGCAGGTGCCGGAGCCACCACCACGGCTGCAGGGCTGGCAATGGGTGCGCCAGTGATGGCGGCAGTAAAAAGCTATACCAGCATGGAAGATGCCATGAAAGGTGTGGCAAAGCAGGTCAATGGTCTGCGTGACGATAATGGCAACCGCACTGCACGTTTTTATGAAATGCAGGATGCCATCAAGGCTGCCAGCGAACAGTTGCCGATGGAAAACGGTGCGGTGGACTTCGCTGCACTGGTTGAAGGTGGTGCGCGCATGAACGTCGCAAACCCTGACGACAGCTGGGAAGATCAGAAACGTGACCTGCTGGCCTTCGCCAGTACGGCAGCAAAGGCGGCAACAGCCTTTGAGCTGCCAGCGGATGAACTGTCAGAAAGTCTGGGGAAAATCGCCCAGCTCTACAAAATCCCCACCCGCAATATTGAACAGCTCGGTGATGCGCTGAACTATCTGGATGATAACGCCATGTCGAAAGGGGCAGACATCATTGATGTGATGCAACGTCTGGGCGGTGTGGCTGACCGTCTGGATTATCGTAAAGCGGCGGCGCTGGGTTCCACCTTCCTGACACTGGGCGCTGCGCCAGAGGTTGCAGCCAGTGCAGCAAACGCGATGGTGCGTGAATTGTCCATTGCCACCATGCAAAGCAAGAGTTTCTTTGAAGGAATGAATCTGCTGAAACTCAATCCTGAAGTGATTGAAAAGCAGATGACGAAGGATGCGATGGGAACCATCCAGCGCGTGCTGGAGAAGGTAAACGCGCTGCCGCAGGATAAGCGCCTGTCTGCCATGACTATGTTGTTTGGTAAAGAGTTTGGCGATGACGCGGCGAAACTGGCAAACAACCTGCCGGAACTGCAGCGTCAGTTAAAACTGACAGCGGGCAATGATGCGCTCGGCTCCATGCAGAAAGAATCCGACATTAACAAGGATTCACTTTCTGCGCAGTGGTTGCTGGTCAAAACCGGAGCGCAGAACACCTTCAGCAGCCTGGGCGAAACGCTGCGCCAGCCGCTGATGGATATTCTGTACACGGTGAAAAGCGTCACGGGGGCGTTGCGTCGCTGGGTGGAAGCTAACCCGGAACTGACAGGCACACTGATGAAAGCATCGGCTGTTGTGGCTGCGGTTACCGTCGGCCTCGGCACCTTAGCGGTGGCGCTGGCTGCAGTGCTGGGGCCACTGGCAGTGATCCGTCTGGGATTCTCTGTGTTGGGTATCAAAACGTTATCTTCCGTTACGGCAGCAGTAACTCGAACCAGCAGCGCGTTGTCCTGGCTGGCTGGCGCACCACTGGCACTGCTGCGACGCGGGCTTGCTTCATCGGGCAACGCCGCAGGTTTACTTACTGCGCCGTTGTCGTCTTTGCGCCGCACGGCATCACTGACGGGAAATGTCCTGAAAACTGTAGCAGGTGCGCCGGTTGCACTTTTGCGGTCTGGATTATCCGGTTTACGTGCTGTTGCTGTGATGTTTATGAATCCTCTGGCGGTACTGCGCGGTGGACTGGCCGCCGCAGGCACGGTGCTGCGAGTACTGGCATCTGGTCCACTGGCGATGCTGCGCGTTGCCCTGTATGCCATATCTGGTCTGTTAGGTGCTCTGCTCAGTCCAATAGGTCTTGTGGTTACTGCACTGGCGGGCGTGGCGCTGGTTGTCTGGAAATACTGGCAACCCATCACCGCATTTCTCGGTGGCGTGGTGGAAGGATTCAAAGCTGCGGCAGGTCCCATCAGTGCAGCGTTCGAACCGCTTAAGCCCGTGTTCCAGTGGATTGGCGACAAAGTGCAGGCGCTGTGGGGCTGGTTTACTGAACTGCTGACGCCCGTTAAGTCGACCTCTGCCGAACTGCAGAGCGCAGCGGCAATGGGGCGACGATTCGGGGAGGCACTGGCAGAAGGGCTGAATATGGTCATGCATCCGCTGGACTCCCTGAAATCCGGCGTTTCCTGGTTGCTGGAGAAACTCGGCATTGTCAGTAAAGAGGCTGCAAAGGCGAAACTGCCGGAAAGCGTGACGCGTCAGCAACCTGCGACGGTGAATGCAGACGGTAAAGTGATGATGCCATCGGGTGATTTTCCGTCATGGGGATATGGCTTTGCGGGGATGTATGACAGCGGCGGCTATATCCCGCGCGGGCAGTTTGGCATCGTCGGTGAAAACGGGCCGGAAATTGTTAACGGCCCGGCAAACGTGACCAGCCGGAGAAATACAGCTGCACTGGCTGCCGTTGTCGCCGGAATGATGGGTGTTGCTGCCGCGCCAGCAGAGCTTCCACCGTTGCATCCTTTGGCGCTTCCCGCAAAAGGCGGTGAAGCGATGGTGAGTCGTGCAGCTACTGTGCCGCCCATTTACCGGATTGAAGCACCGACGCAGATCATCATCCAGACACAGCCAGGACAAAGTGCGCAGGATATTGCGCGGGAGGTGGCCCGCCAGCTTGATGAACGTGAACGCAGGCTGAAGGCAAAAGCCAGGAGTAACTACAGCGATCAGGGGGGATACGACGCATGATGATGGTGCTGGGATTGTACGTGTTTATGCTGCGCACCGTGCCGTATCAGGAGCTGCAGTATCAACGCAGCTGGCGACATGCGGCAAACAGCCGGGTAAACCGACGTCCGTCCACGCAGTTTCTGGGACCGGACAACGACATGCTGACGCTTTCCGGTGTTCTTATGCCGGAGATAACAGGTGGCAGGCTGTCGTTGCTGGCACTGGAGCAGATGGCAGAACAGGGGAAAGCATGGCCCCTGATTGAAGGCAGTGGCACGATTTATGGCATGTATGTGATTGAGGGACTGAATCAGACTAAAACGGAGTTTTTCCGCGACGGTATGCCGCGCCGGATTGAGTTCACCCTGTCGCTCAAACGGGTGGATGAATCCCTGTCCGATATATTCGGTGATCTCAGTGCGCAACTGAATAATCTGCAGGACACAGCAACGTCTGCCTTAAGCGATATCAGTAAAACGGTGGGAGGGCTGCTGTCATGAATTTCAGCTCTGAACTGCTTAACAAAGGCAACAAAACTCCCGCATTCAGCATCAGTATTGAGGGCAGGGATATCACCACTGTGCTGGATAACCGCCTGATGAGTTTGACGCTGACGGACAATCGGGGCTTTGAAGCGGACCAGCTTGATCTGGAGCTGGACGACGCCGACGGAAAAATCGTGCTGCCGCGCCGTGGTGCGGTTATTACGCTGGCGCTGGGCTGGAAGGGGCAGCCGCTTTTCCCGAAAGGGGCATTCACGGTGGACGAGATTGAACACACTGGCGCACCGGACCGCCTGACTATCCGGGCGCGAAGTGCTGATTTTCGTGAAACGCTGAATACCCGCCGTGAAAAGTCGTGGCACAAGACCACCGTCGGGGAAGTGGTGAAGGAAATAGCTGTGCGGCACAAACTGAAGATGGCATTGGGTAAAGACCTGTCAGATAAACCCGTGGAACATATAGACCAGACCAATGAGAGTGACGGCAGTTTTCTGATGCGGCTGGCGCGCCAGTACGGTGCTATTGCGTCGGTGAAAAATGGCAATCTGTTATTCATCCGGCAGGGACAGGGTAAAAGCGCCAGCGGTAAACCACTACCGGTTATCACTATCACACGTAAGGACGGCGACAGTCACCGCTTTACCCTGGCAGATCGCGGAGCCTACACGGGCGTAATTGCCAGCTGGTTGCATACCCGCGAACCCGCGAAGAATGAAAGCACCACGGTGAAGCGTAAGCGCAGGACTAAGAAGCAGAAGAAAGAGCCGGAAGCGAAGCAGGGCGATTACCTGGTGGGTACAGATGAAAACGTGCTGGTACTTAATCGCACCTATGCCAACCGGAGCAACGCCGAACGGGCGGCGAAAATGCAGTGGGAACGCCTGCAACGCGGCGTTGCGTCATTCTCGCTACAACTGGCAGAAGGTCGGGCAGATCTCTACACGGAAATGCCAGTGAAAGTCAGTGGCTTTAAACAGCCGATAGATGATGCGGAATGGACCATTACGACTCTGACGCATACCGTCAGCCCCGATAACGGTTTTACAACCAGTCTGGAGCTTGAAGTGAGGATTGATGATTTCGAAATGGAATGATTCTTCGCAATGGAGAACTTTTAAGTTTGCAAAATGGAATAATGCGGTATCATTATTGTGAATTTAGCAAAAATGGGGAGAACTCGAAAAATGATGATTTGCCCACTGTGTGGAAGTGCCGCCCATACTCGCAGCAGTTTTCAGGTATCTTCATTGACCAAAGAGCGTTACAACCAGTGCCAGAACATTAACTGCAGCCATACTTTTGTTACCCATGAAACTTTTGTTCGTTCGATTGCAACGCCAAAAGAGTCAAATCCGGTTCAGCCGCATCCAATGAAATCAGGACAGGTGGCGCTCTCTCTTTGACGCTGCCGCCATTTTGTCGCCATCATTAAAAAACAGTGTTTCTAACATCATGAATTTAAACAGCTTAAATTTCAGGCAACAAAAAACCCATCAACCTTGAACCGAAATGGCGGGGTTGATGGGCTCCACAAAATGGGGACATCAAA